GTATCACATACTACACAGGTGGTGTGACAAACTTCTCAGGTAACGCATCTGACGGAGCTCTTTACTCACAAGTATATAGTTCATCATGGCAACACCAAATTGCGGGTGACTACAGAAGTGGTAGAATTGCGGTCAGAGGTAAAAACAATAATACATGGCAGTCATGGAGAAAAGTACCATGTATCAACTCAACAACTTTCACAAACACCGCAGCCGTATCATTTACTCATGACTTAGGAACTGATAATGTGATCGTACAAGTCTATGATGGTAACGGAGATCTGTTCTTCCCATCAAGAGTGAATGTTCAAGGTGGAGTTGTTGAAGTTAATTTTGAGGTAGCAAGATCAGGTAGATTAGTAGTAGTCGGATAAAAGGAAAATGTATGTTAAGAGAAAATGTTATAGTAAGTGGTTCGTTAGATGTACAAAGCGGGCAGTTCATAATACCAAGAGGACCGAGAGCGAATAGACCTTCGAGTCCTGAGGTTGGTTCTTTATATCTTGAAGAATCACCAAGTGGTAGTTTTGTTGTAACATACACAGGATCGTCTAATGATGATGGTGGGTGGGAACCCGTAGGTTCACAAAACACAGACAGAACTGCGTTTAAGTATAGAAATATAATTAACTACTCATACTTGGCAGGTGGATATAAATCCTCATCTCCATGGAAGAATGTCCATAGAGCAACACACGCAACTGACCAAACAGTACACCTCGGAGAATTAATGGATTATCCCGCATCTTATACTTCGGGTGCGTGTAGTAAAACCATACTATTCATATGGTCAACCAATAGTGACAATGCATGGAAATCAGCAACTCAAGTTCACGGAACACACACAACAGGTGTACACATGGTCAATGAAACCGCATACGCTCACCAAACAAAATGGGACTTATTGAATTCAAGAGATGATCCCGGTACTTTATTTAAAGAAACGGAATTTGCGTACATATTTGGTGGGTCGGTAGCTGCGGTTGAGAAATTTAACTTAACCAATGAGTCCATGTATACCGCTTACTACCCAAGTGGGACGGGACCTTATACAACCACAACAACATCTATTACAAGTACCCTTGGTGCTTCGGGATTTTCGGATGAGAATTATGGTTATGGATATGGTTCTGAGAGTGGTAATAAATGTCACTTTGCCACCGATACTTTTGAAACGAGAGCGTCATCATGGGCATCAAGTGGTCAACAGAAAGGGATTAGTTCTAAAGTGGGTAAAGGGTACTGTGGTAATGAAGGTACCTACCAAGGAGGATACAATCTTAGAAGATGGGATGCGTTTACTGAAACGAATATTGGTAACGTACCTAAACCAAGACCTAATTGTGGGGAAGAGAACTTCTCCATGGGACAAGACTTCCAATACATGTTAGCGTGTTATGGAGACAGTCAACAAAATAATGATAGTTGGAAATTTACATACTCAACTGACACGGGAATTTTAAATCCCGCGGGGTTAGCACCGGGTGTTAATGCAGGTGCATCCTCAGGTCATTGTGGTTGGAGAAATTAAGTATTTATAGATATGTTATTCGAAAATTTAGAAATAAGTGGATCATTAAGAGGAGAAGGTAACGACTTTAAAATGCCGAAAGGTGCAAAAGGAGATCGACCATCATCACCTGAAACAGGATCACTCTATTTAGAGGAAGCCACATCAGGTAGTTTCCTTATGGTATATACAGGTATTTCTAATAATGATAGTGGTTGGGAAAGAGTCTCACACCAATCGAATTTCGGGAAGACAGCATTTAAATATAGACATGTGATTGCCTATTCATATTTAGCAGGTGGATATAAATCTTCATCTCCATGGAAGAACGCACACAAGACCGTTAATGCCACAGATCAAACCTCACACATTGGTGAATTATTAGATTATCCCGCATCTTACACTTCAGGGGCATGTAGTCGATTTACATTTTTTGTGTGGTCAGTAAATGATGATGGTGCTTGGAAGAGTGCATCTAACATCCATGGAACATACACATCAGCAATCAATATGTTTAACGACACTAATCTTGCTCATGATGCGAAGTTTGATACTAATATCGCGAGAAGTGATTTAGGTACTATGTTTAAGGAACATGAATATGCATACCTATTTAGTGGTGGATCTGCAACAGTAGAGATATTTGATTTAACTAATGAAAGTTTGATGACACTATACACACTATCAACTATAAACGGTAGTGATGGGGGGAGTGCGTTCTCAGATGAACATTATGGTTATGGATGGACCTCAAGTTCGGGTGTTAAAATGAATTTTGCAACAGAAACATTTGCAACATCACCTCATTGGTCGGCCCATTCACAACAAAAAGGGATTAGTTCTAAACTCGGTAAGGGTTATGCGGGTAACGAAGGTTCATATGCGGGAGGATATAACCTAAGAAGATGGAGTAATCAAACAGATACTAACCTTGGTAATGTTGCTAAACCCGATGGTAACTGTGGTGAAGAAAACTTTACTATGGGTCAGGATTGGCAATATATGTTAGGTAATTATAATGGTGTACAAAATAATAATAGTTGGAAATTCACATATGCAACCGATACGGGTGTACTAAACCCTTCAGGTTTATCACCGGGAGTTAACGCTGGTACATCATCGGGTCATTGTGGTTGGAGAGATTAAAATTTAAGATATGATATACGAAAACATGTCCGTTAGTGGATCGTTAAAGGTGGATAAGGTCACTGCAAGACCTCCGAAAGGTTCTGCGGCGAATAGACCCACGAATCCACTCTCAGGATCTATGTATTTAGAGACATCTGATGTACATACGAGTTATTTGATGATATATACAGGTGTAAGTAATATCGACGGAGGGTGGGAAAGAGTTGCCGCACAACAAAATATGGCAACAGGTTTTAAATTTAGACAAATCATCAACTACTCTTATATGGCAGGTGGTTATAAATCTTCATCCCCATGGAAGAACGTACACAAAGCCACTAATTCAACGGATCAAACGTATCATCTTGGGGAATTATTAGATTATCCCGCATCTTATACTTCAGGAGCATGTAATTTAAGAATATTTTTTATGTGGTCGGTTAATACCGACAACACATTTAAAGGTCCGGGAACATTACACGGGACCACTACATCGGCAATTAATATGTTTACTGAAACAAATTACGCACACCAAACACAATTTGATATTCAATACACGAGATCGGATTGTGGTACTGTCCATAAAGAACATGAATTCGCTTGGATTTTTGCGGGTAACAGGACCGAGGTAGATAAGTTTAATTTAAGTAGTGAAACGAGGATATTAAATTACGGGGTGACATCGATTAACGCCACTGCAGGTGTTAGTGCATTTTCAGATGAAAATCACGGATACGTACACGGAAGTGGAGGTAATGTAAAAATGAACTTTACTACGGAAACCATATCATCGTCATCAACCGCATGGTCCGCACACGGACAACAAAAAGGTATTTCATCTAAAGTATCAAAAGGTTACGCAGGTAATGAAGGATCATATAATGGTGGATATAACCTAAGAAGATGGGATCTAACAACCGACACTAATGTGGGTAATATTGCTAAGATTCAAGGAAATACAGGTGAAGAAAACCTCACCATGGGACAAGATCACCAATATATGTTGGGTAACTATAACGGAGCACAGAATAATGACACTTGGAAATTATATTATTATACTGACACAGGTATATTTAACCCAATAGGATTACAACCCGCAGTAAATGGTGGTACGTCTTCAGGTCACTGTGGGTGGAGAGAATAATATCACCTATTTAAACGATATTTTAAAATATCACTTCATTAAACGATAATTTTTACGTATATTATAGATAAAATATAGAAATATGTCAGAAGGTTACGTCTACAGTAAAGAATCAGGATTAAAAGACGAAATGAGTAAAAAATTACTCGATATCGCAGAAGGAGTGTCATTCGCACTTCCTAAGTATAAAGCAGATAACTTTGTTGGTGGGGCACAAATTACACCATACGCAAAATTAAAACAATGGTTACTCGAGTTAAGAGGTAGAGAAGACATTGTAGAACACTTAGAGTATACGGTTCGTAAACAAGAGTTAGAGATACAAATACAAGAAGAAAGTAAAGAATTTCTAACCGATCCGAAAAGAAAACAATTGGTTGATCTAACCATCGCGGATATGAAAATAGATCTGAGAAAGTTCCAAAGGAACCTAAAAGACGCTCACATCGAAAGACAAGGTTTTATAGATTTAATTAAAGACTTCTTAGAGAGTGATGATGCAAAACTACCTGAGGGTGGTAATCTGATTGATGTTATTGGTAATAAAGAATTAGAACATAAATACGAACACGAATATTGGACCGTTCGTATGGCTAAACAAGCGATGTTGGATATGGTTTCTTACGGTAGGATTGGAACAGGTAATTTAGATTCGATTCTTATGATGTCACCTGACCAACAAAAGGATGTTTTATCACTTGCTTCATCTTACACAGTATTTATTGATAAGAATATTAATCAATTAATGTCGAACGCATCTGTAAATAACTTCTCCATTGA